TGCAAGTATGGCGCCCAGAGCCCTGAACAGTCTCATTTCCGCTCCTGTTTCCTTGTAAAGGTCAAGCGTCCGTTCTCTTTTATGTATCATGGTGTTATCCTCCTTCCTATTTCAATTGGTGACACTCATGATTCTCTCACCCCTAACTTCTTATATAGGTATATTTATTTTTACCCCTATAGGAACTTTGTAGTGAGAGTATCATGAGTGTCACCTTTCCAGAATCAGTCCAGGAAGTCTTGTCCTTCTTTCAGCTTCAAGCCATGGATAAGACTGCCCTTCTTTGTTCGATGACGAAAAAATCCAGCCTTTTCCAGATTTCCATAGAAATCCGTAGTGCTTCTGATGTATTCGCCGCTTTGCATACAGATGACCCGGTACTGCTGATACAGTTTCCCGGACTTCTCTGTGAATGACGGATCAATGTCGCAGTGGTCTTCAAGGAATTGTCCCAGCCAGTCATTGTCCTCACGGTATTTTTCCACGGCATCCCGCACGGCTTGGGGCTCATCAAATTTGAAGCCTTTCCGGATTGCCGATTCCGCCCCTTCGATGATCCATTTCATGATGGCAGGCCCCGCATGATTGAACAGATAATCCGAGTAGTTCTTGATATCGCTTTTCCCGGTAATCTTGGCGTTAAACGGGATGACAATCAGCCTTCGCCACGTCCCGTCATCATTGGCGGAAACCTTGGGCAGGTAATTGGTATACAGAACCAGGGTATGGGATGGGACGAAATGGAACGGGTCCTTGTATTTCTTCTCCGCCTCGATGGGATCAACCGAACAAATCTGCTTGACCATGCCTGTGTTCAGCCGCTGCCCTTCTTCCAGCTCTGACGCGATGATGAGCCGCTTGCCCTTGAGTTCCGCCATTTCCGGCTTCACATTCCGCTTGCAGCTCATGGTCAGAGCATCCGCGGAAATCTTCCCGGAGTAAGTGCCAAGCACCCTGGCGATGGTGTTCCAGAAAGTGGACTTGCCGTTCGCCCCGCCGCCATAGGCGATAATCATCTGTTCGGCATAGACCCGCCCAACAGCCGCCATCCCGACGATTTCCTGCACATACTGAATCAGTTCCCGGTCATGGCAGAAGAACAGGTCAAGGCTCTCCTGCCAGAGGCCTTCTCCCTTATCGCCCGGCGAGCAGGCCGTGATTTTCGTAATGAGGTCGTCCGGGTCATGGGGATGCCCGCCACCTGTTCCCTGCGTAAGGTCATACGTCGCTTCCGGCGTATTCAGCAGCTCCGGGTCATAGTCCAGTTCGGTGACATCCAGGGCGAGCATCGGTTTGGCTGCATTCTGGGTGTTGACGATGTACCGGTAATTGCGGTATTTCATGACGAATTTTTTATAGGTGTCCGCCCCCAGCAGCGCATGAAGCAGGCCGAGTTTTTTCTCTGGCACCTGGTTTGCCAAAGCCTTCCCCCTGGCCCTGACATTGGCTTCCGGAATGCCTATGGCCACCAGCGCTTCTTCCGCCATGCGAATCTTGTCTTCTGCGTCTATCAGCTGGTCATCCATGAAATCTTCAATGATGCCGAGGGCTTTCGGCCTGTCTTCGTACCAATGGTCGCCGATGAATGCGATATAGTCCGTCGCGCTCGTATAACGGAGCCTTCCCATGCATGCCCTGGCCAGCACTTTTGCCTCGCCGATATCCGAGTAATCATCCGGCTTTAAAATATAGCCAAACGGGTTGTCATATTCATCTGGCGAGATATAGCCTTCACTGCTTTCGATTTTGTTTTTGAAAAACTTCAGCGCGCTTTTCCAGATTGTCCCCAGTTCCTTATCCGGAAGCGGCGGGTTGCATTGGGCGGCCCGTTCCAGATAGGCTTCATGCGCCCTGTCCGTGTCGCCGAATCGCTTCAGTACACGGCTTGCGAAATGGGACATCGTATTGTTGCGGCTGCCTTCGGGAATGGATCCGCCTGTGTACAGAGGCGGATCTGCCTGGTTTTCGTTATCGCCGGATTCAAGATTTCCCAGGACTTCATCGATCCGAAGCCGCCCTTCATGCCAGAAGATGTCCTCCGACTTCACTTCTGTCCCGTAAAGGAACCGCGCCGCATCCAGGGCTTTCTGGTCAAAGAAGGCAAACCGCCTCATGCCAGCGTTTTTGAGCGCGGCGTACCTTTCCCTGTCCGTGCATTCCGAAACAGGCACTATCAGATGAAAACGCGGCCTTGCGGAATACTTTCCCTTCGGCAGCATATGATGGCGGCTCGGTGAGGCGGCAAAGGCAATATCGGCCAGGACACTGGCTGCCAGCTTTTCTGGCGTCACCCATTCGTCCGGATTCTCCGTATGGTCGTTATCGCAGTCCCACACCACGGCATCCGCCGAGATGAAATTGTCATTCGACCGGTAATCGTTCCAATAAGCGGCTGCGACATGGTCATACGCTGCCGCCCGGGCCAGATCCGCCGGACTGCTGATGACGGCCTTATGCGGGTACAAACAGTTCGTTTCGTTCCCTGTGCAGTCTGCTGTGTATAAAGTAAAGTTCATATATGTTCCTCCCTGCAGTTCTCCGTAAAATAACGAATCAGCTTTCTCTTACGCCGGGCATATTCGATTTCCTTCTGCATCCCGCTGGAAATGACATCACCGAACACCCAGAGTTCCGCGCACTTGGACAAAAAGGCGATATCCATGAAAAGGGCCAGATCCCGCTCCGTCCTTTCATCCAGGAACTGCGGCAGGAACAGATGAGGAGCCAAGGGGATGCCTCCCTGGTCTGTCACATAGCGGCAGTACCGCCTTGCCTTCATGACATTGTCTTCAATCGCCCCGGCATAAGGCGAACACACGTATACCAAGGGCCGGAATGGGAACCTTGCAGGTTCCACATTCCGGATGGCTTCATATGCTGTGGGGTCGGGGTAATGTTCAGCGTTACGCTTCGGGTCCATTTCCATCGCCTGCCTCCATCAATTCCCGGGAACAATCTTCACACATCACGGATGTGCCAAATAGGTCGCCATTCCCGTCGCCCAGCACGTCTTCCAAATCTACCAGGACTTCCCTGCCGCAAATTGGGCAGCGGCAGAATACATTTTCATCGTTGATTTCAATCGTGATTTCCATCGTGTCGCTAATCGGTTCTTTGACATAAAACATTATTCCGTTCCTCCTAACTCTGTAAGGTAATAACTCGTGAGCAGCTGTTTGCGCTGCTGGAAATCCGGGCAGGAATACAGCAGGCCGTAATCCAGGTGCTGCAGCCGGTCCAGGGCATGGATCTGCTGCGCGGTCAGATAAGGCCGGATGCTCTGCCCTTTTTCGATGCCGTTGGCCAGCCGGAACTTTTTAGCAGACATACCGAGAACGATGCGGTTCAGCATGTCACATTCGTTGCTGAAGTGGTATGGCTTCGGGCTTTCATGCAGGCGGCAGATCATATCTGTCAGCATCGGGAATTCCTGCCGGGCAGACAGGAGCGACCGGACACATTGTTCCATCTCGTTGAAGCGCTGGATGTAGAGTTCCTTGAAGTGCATCGCCTTCGGCCCTGTGTAGCCCATGACCAGCATGGTAAATCCATCCCGGGTCAGCAGGTATCGTGGCAGTTTTCTGCCTCTGGCATCACGATATGTACTGGGCTCAAAGTTGGATGCAATGAACGTTTCACTCAATCCAGATTTGGATTCAGTGATTTTTGCGATATCGCGCAGCACATGGAAATGCTGTTTATCAAAAACATCAGCGACAAACAGGCTGTCAACCCTTGGCACACCTCCCTGATCAGCAAACACGCCAAGCTCATCTTCTGGAATCAAAAATTTCATAGCGAATCCCGCCTTTCGTAAAATAAATGTCCGAGGAAATTCCCTCTGATAGTGAAAGGACAGAATCCGCTGCTTTAAGTACCTCCGCTTCAATCTTTTTGATAAAATTCGCACTCATACCCGTCTGCCCGGAGCAATAGCCCTTCGGCCCATGGCGGTGTCCGTCCCATCTGCTCGCAGATGGCATCGACGCTAGCATCCCGGCTGCATTCGATGATCAGTTCATCATGGACATGGCCGACGATGGCACAGCACCGTAAGGTCTGCATGGCATAGCAGAGGATGTCCCGGCTGATGCCCTGGACGATGTTTTCGACGAACTTCGGGCCGTAGCTTTCGAGACGTTCCCATTTCTTGGTGGCCCCGATGCCTTCATAGGTGACAGATTCCCCGCCGAAACGGTTCTCACCTATTCGGGGCTTTACATAGGAAAGTCGCCGTCCGCTAGGAAGCCGGATGAACAGCATGCCGCTCTGATACAGGAAGCGGATGCAACCGGCCCGCATGGGGATATGTTCTTTGATGGCCGTCTTCACGGCGGCATCTACCTGCCACCAGAAGTCGACGATATGCGGATTGGCTGAACGCCAGGACTGTACCAAAGGATACAGTTCATCTTCCGAAAGCCCCATGTCCATGGCACCCATCGCCTTCAACGCACCGACAGAGCCGCCATAGCCAAGGGCCAGTTCTGCGATTTTCCCTTTCTGCCGAAGATGGCCATTGATACCATGTTTTTCCACGGGAACCCTGAACATAGAGCTGGCCGAGGCGCAGTAGATATCGCCATTTCGAGCGAAAACATCTGAACGCCATGTTTCTCCTGCCAGCCACGACAGTACTCTGGCTTCAATCGCTGAAAAGTCCGATACGACAAACTTCATACCTTGCCGTGGTATAAAGGCGGTGCGGATGAGTTGGGAAAGGACATCGGGAATAGAGTCATACAGAAGTTCCAAAGCTTCATAATTTCCCTGACGCACCAGGTCTCGGGCTTCCGAGAGGTCCGGCAGATGATTCTGGGGCAGATTCTGCAGCTGGATGTGTCGGCCGGCAAACCGTCCGGTTCGGTTAGCTCCATAGAACTGGAACATGCCTCTCGCCCTTCCGTCCTTGCAGGCTGTCATCTCCATCGCCTGGTATTTCCGAACTGAGGACTTTGCCAGTTTCTGCCGGAGCAAAAGCACACTGCGCAGCGGCTCGGCCGCCGTTTTCAAAAGTTCCTGCACATTCTTCTTCCCAAGGGAATCCGTCTTCATACCGTGTTCTTCGAGCCACCCGAGCATCTGGGTGACGGAATTGGGGTTCTCAAGACCAGTCCTTTCCTTTAGTTCATCCATCAAGGATTCCCGGCTCCTGGCATCTATGGCTACGGCCTGAGCGACCAGCGTCCTGTCGATGGCGATGCCCCGGTCGTTGATTTCCTGGTCCAGATGGTATTCATCCCACACACTTTCCGGTACAGGGTAATTTCTCAGCCGTTCCTGGATAGCCATTTCCACTTCCACATCCCGTTTGTTGTAGGACTTGAACAATGTCCACTTGTCCGGCGCATGCTGCGGAAGATTCCTCGTCCTGCCGCCATTAGTTTTGGTGGGTTTGCAAGGAACGCAGAAATAGCGGATGAGTTCCTTGCCTTCCGTCATCTTCTGGCTGTCCAGCCTCAGCACGGCACCGGCCCCTTCCAGCGACAGCGGAAGGCCCATATAAGCCGACCAGACCATAGAGCATTTCCATCCTGCCGGATTGAGGAACCTGGCACAGTCCTGGGAAAGAGGATGATGGTCATGGAACGGGTCCAGACTCATCCCTAGGTCACTCAGGTACCTCGACAGGCAGATTCTCTCAAAGCTGGCGTTGAAGGCCCACTTGGTAACGGATTCATCCGTCAGCGCATCCAGAATTTCATCCGGGATGCTTTCTCCCTGTGCCAGATCGACCACCTGCACTTCGCCCCCATCCACCGCATAGCCAAAAAGAAGGATTTCAAAATCCGGGGACTCGGCATATTTGTACACGCCGCATTTGGCCAGGTTCACACTGCTAAAGGTCTCCAAGTCACAACTCAAAGTTCTTATTTTAACCACGAAAATGACCCTCCATTTTTTATTTTGCTAATTGTATCTCCTGAAACATTGTACATTGCCGCCAACTCTATTCCTTTTATTCCGCAATACAGACCGAAACGAATTTCTTGCACATCATCAATTGATAACTTTCTCCATCGTTTTCCTTGCCTATAGACATCAAGGATGTTTTCTCTCCGCGTACCATAATGGAGATTTTCCAATCTGTTGTCTGCAGGATTTCCATTTATATGAAGTACTTCTTTACCTGCCGGTGCAGGACCCTCAAAAGTCAGTAAGATTAGCTGATGAACCGGGATACCCGCACGACCTTTTCCAAGCACAACTGAAAGATGCCCACTTTTGCAATAACGCCCCGGGCGAAGAACTTTTCCCTTGATATGTCGATCAAAAATTTTCCCCGTGTAATGGCATATTCCATTAACGATTCTGTCTAAACTGCGTATTTTTCCCGTTGTACTTGCTTGATATTTTCCTTCATAACCAGGAATATCTTTCCAGTATTCTTTCATCAAATTCACCTCTTATAAAAAAGAAGAAGGTGGCAACTTTCCCAATTGCCACCCCCCCCTAATTGTTCTTCTACCGCTGATGTTTCCGTAACTCTAGGCAGATAGACTCCACATACTTAAGTTTACTGCGGATGCCATCAGTCTCGACCTTCCGGATCTGCGGTTTGTCTCAATCCAGGAAATCGTCATCATCAGCGGTGGCGAAGTCATCTTCAGCACGGGGCTTGCCGCCGAGCGGTTCGCCATCACGGATTTTCTGCAGATTGTTCAGTCCGCAGGCAATGCCTTTATTACCGTTGCTGTTAAATGCATAGAAGTTGATGGACGCACGGCCATAGACGCCGGAGTATACTTCAGAGCGTTCCAGGATATGCTGGCAGTCGGCATCGACGATGCCCGGCTTGGTCGCCGAGTTGGCATTGACGAAGAAGCTGTCTTTATAGGCATCATCGCCCGGGCGTTCCAGGTCGCCGTCACGGAGCGGCGTCTTGATGGCTTCGAGAGCCGGTACAGCGCGGCCATTGCCCTTGAGCTTACTTTCGCCTTCTTCGTAGGCAGCCTTGATGGCGGCGCGAATTTTTTCTACGGTCTTCGTATCTGACTTGGGGATGATCAGGCTGACGCTGTACTTCGGCGTACCGCCATTGATGGACTTCGGTTCCCAGACGTTGGCATAAGACCATCTGGTATCGACTCCGGTAATCACTTTGCACGGATTGACATAATTCTTGGACATAGCAAGTTCCTCCTTATTTTTCATCATTGAAATCATCTGCCGCGGTGTGCATGGCCGGACGCTTATCCGATTCCGGCACCAGGACCGGCTTGCCCTGCGGCTTTTCCACTAAATCTGACAGCAGTTCTTCGAACCGTTTCTTGCCGAGCTGTTTCGTCATCGCCGTGATGCCGAGCAGCTTCTTTTCATATGGGTCGAAGCCTGCTTCTTCCACTTTGGCGGCGACTGCTTCTTCGCTTACATAGCGGCGGTTCGACCGGCCTTCGACCAGTTTCCATCCGTCCCACTGCTTGCCGGACAGGGCCTGCTGCAAAGCGTATTCTTTGACATCCCCGACCCAGTTCACCAGTTCATCGGCCCTCTCCAGGACGGCTTCGATTTCTTCATCCTGCAGCGTGGACGGGACGGCGAAATCATACCGGGCCAGTTCCAGATTGTACTCGGCCCGCTTGCGGCAGGTTGCCTTGATTTTGCAGAAGCGGCAGTGGTCACCGGCTTTATATTCGCCCTCACCTTTCGCCGCCAGTTCTGCCGCAGGCTTCAGCACCGTTTCGGCCCACTGGAGCAGTTCTTCCTTGCTCATGGTGCAGGTGCTGACGTTGTCCCGGCGGGGCTGGAAGATAGTCATGGACACCTGGCGGATATCATAGATACCATCAAACAGGTTCAACGCACCGAGGGCATAGCACATCATCTGCGGATTCTTCTCGGAATCCACCAGGACTCCCAGGCCGTGCTTGTAATCGATGACTGTCAGGGTATCGTCGGCCACGATGAGGCAGTCGCCTGTTCCAAAACCGCCTGGCACCCACTGGGAAAAGTCCAGCCGCTGTTCAATCATGATCAGCGGATCCTTGCAGGATGCTTTAGCCGCTGCCAGGCATTCCGTGACGAACTGCGCGTATTCATCGGTGCATTCCGCCATCTCCTCATCAAAGTACGTGAGGGATTTCGTCGGGTCTTCCAGCTTCTGTCCCAGGGCTGTCTTCACCTTGAATTCGCAGAGCGTATGGGCATCCGTTCCCTGGCGGGCGAATTCACTGGCGGTATCTGGCAGCTTGGCACATTCCTTTGCAGACGGTGGGCAGGCCAGCCAGCGGTAGCAGGAAGATGCGGACAGCACCGCGTGTTTATCCGGCATGGCCAATCACCTCCAGTTCCTTCAGGAATGCTTCGTACTGTGCCGCATCAATACCGGACAGCTTGTCCGCCCCATACTTCTGGATAAGGCTGCGGACTTCTGCTGTAAACCCCTTGCGGGCCTTGTCGGCAGCGACTTTGCGGACAGCTTCCAGTGTCAGCGGCTCTTCAGCCTTCTTTGATTTTGCTTCTAAAGGTGGCAGATTGTCTTTCTTCACCGCCATAGTTTCGGAAATCTTCAGCAGCGCCTTGCCACAATCGGCCAGGGCCGCTGCCAGTTTCTGCAGTTCATCGTTTATCATACGGATTGACTCCTTTCACATGTCTTTGCATTGATAAGAGATGGATGTTCCTGGCAATACTGCGGGTCGTGACGCTGATAGCCATCAGCACCGCCGCCAGTTCCCGGTCCAGCTTTTGCCGCTGTGCCAGTTTTTCAGGTGTCTGTGTGTGAATCATCTGTCTGCCTCCTTCCTAAAGGGCTCCTTCGTTCGCCCTTCACCAGTAATAGGACAACCGCGTCATCGTTAAGTACCGATTTAAAAAAAAATCCGGCCACATTTTTTGTGACCGAATCTTTTTCTTCTTAACGGAAGTCTTTGAGGTGTTCCTTCAGAAGTGCATAGAGCTTGTGTTTGCGCTTGTTCACCGCTTTCTGGCTCAAGCCGACGGCCTTCCCGGTCGCCGCTTCGCTGGAACCATCGGCAAGCATCAGCAGGATAGTCCGATCGATGTCCTGTAGAGCTGCCAGTTCATGGCGCAGCGCTGCCAACAACTCTTTCTTCACGACTTCTTCCTCTAGGTTGAAGTCATCAGGCACCTCCAGCTCGTAGTCATCCCGCACTTTGTCCGCCGATACTTCATCGGCACCATGCCGCTGCTGGCGCTTATCTTCCCGCCAGAGCGGACGCATGTATTCACGATACTGTTCTTCAGTTGCCGGAATCAGGACAGTACGTACCTTGCGGCAGCCGATTTTTGACCAGCGGACTTCACAGTCCTTGTACTCCTCGGTGATGACGGTTTCTGGAGTGCGTTCCAGAGGAATGTAGTATTGCTTCTGTTTGTTTGTCTGTAGATTGGCCATGCGCGATCTCCTTCGCATAATGCGAAGCGAGAATCCACGCAGGCAGCCTGTCGAAATTGACCATAAGATGCATCCTCGCTTCTATGGCCAACCATCCCAGTAGGCTGACGTGATTAACTTTCCAGACCGTCTCTCGGCTCTGGGCACACCCGCGTCCGGATGTGAGCGTTGAGACGGGAATCAATATTTGATTATTAATATGTTACATATAGTTATTACTTTTTATTTCAAGCAAAGTTGCTGACTGAAATAAAAAAAGAGCTATCTATATGACCTTTCAGTCAATATAGATAGCTCCATTTTACAGCTCCGCATAAATACATCGGGCTGTTGAGGTAACTTCTACTTTATCTTAGTAAGCTTATATCTTTTGCTGCATCCACCTGGGATACAACATCTTCCCAAGGGATTTGCACAAGTTTTCTTTGACTAGTTTTGATTTCGAGTGTGACTTTATCTCCTTCAACGATAGCATCAAAAACTCGTTGTCCATTAGGAGTTGTATCGTGCAAGTTTCTAATCTGTTTCCTAATTTTCACCATATACACTGCCTCCTCTTTTAAAATGGAATTTCTTCATCAAACGGTTGTGGCGAATCATCC